AAATAATAGAGCGGTCTTCAATACTTTACAGCATCGCACAGCTGAGCGTAGAGACTGGGATACCGCCTAGCGAGTTTATTGATATGGATACGGAAATGTATCGAGCAATCGTACAAGTCCTAACCGACAGAGCTAAGGAGATCAGAAATGCCAGTCGAGGTCGTAGGCGTTAAAGATGTCCTGAATGGTTTAAGTTTCTTTGATGAGGATCTGCGCTTGCGTGTTAGTAGAGCAATAGATCCTTTAATGCGACAAGTAGCACAAAAAGCCAAAGGGTATGTTCCTAACGATGGTCAAGTATTATCTGGCTGGTCTAAACCTATATCTTCCCCAATCAACTATAAACCCTTTCCTAAATACAGCTCTAATGAAGCAAGGGCAGGTATTGGTTACAATCCTGGCAAAAACAAAATTAATAAAAATGGCTGGCAAGTTAGCCAATATGTTTACAACGTTAGCAGGGCAGGATCTATTTATGAGACTGCAGGTCGTCTAAACCCACAAGGCCGAGCACCATTTGAATTTAGAACCTCTGCAGGTCAGGGTGGCACATATACCAAACGATCAGGTAAAAGTCGAGCATTTGAAGAATATAAATCTAATAACCCATTTGCTAGCCAGCAGTTTATAGCTGCATTAGAGCCAGTTACGAAGCCAAAACGGATTCCTGGCGCACCTGGCGTTACTGGTCGAAAGATGCAAGGCCGCTTGATTTACAAGGCGTGGGCGCAAGATAGCATCAAGGTTTATGAAGCAATACTTAAAGCTATTGATGGATCAGCCACAGAGTTTACTCGCAAGACACAAATTAAGAAGGCAGCATAATGGCCAATATTTATGTAGCGGCGCAATCGACCTGGAATGGTAAAGCATTAAAGACAGCTAAAAAAGATATAAGCGTATTTGATCGACAAGTCAAAACGTTAGGCAAAACTTTTGCGGGCGTTTTTGGTGCCAGAGCATTATTCAATTATGGCAAACGAGCCGTCAATGCATTTGCAGCTGATGAGAAGGCAGCAAAGGCTTTAGAAACCCAATTAAAAAACACTGGTTTTGCTTTTGCAACACCATCCGTTGAGTATTACATAGCCAATTTACAAAAAGTAACAGGCGTATTGGATGATCAATTACGCCCAGCATTTCAATCATTATTAACTGTTACTGGCTCAATTACAAAAAGCCAAAAGGGTTTAGCCCTCGCATTAGATATAAGCGCAGCAACAGGCAGATCGCTTGAAGAAGTCAGTTTAGCCCTAGCAAAAGGTTATTCAGGGCAAACCACAGCTCTTAGTAGATTAGGCGCAGGTTTAAGTAAAGCCACGTTAAAAACTGGCGATATGGAACAGATTATGGCCGAACTACAGGCCAAGTTTAGTGGTCAGGCGGCAGCCAGATTAGACACATACGCTGGCAAGTTAGATTTAATCAAAGTAGGCGCAGCCGATGCTACCGAGATAATTGGCGAAGGTTTAGTTAATGCTTTAATTGCGTTAGGCAAAGATCAAAGCATAGAAGATCTAACAGACAATATGAATAATCTAGCCAAAGGTATTGCAAACGTAGTTGCGGGCGTTGGTGAATTGTCAGGTGCTTTAATAGATTTACGCAACACAGGTGGTATTAAACAGCTTTTAGATATATTAACCTTTGGAAACATATTCCAATTACTAGGATATCTAGGGACAACTTCAGCAGCAAAACCAACTTCTAATTTCACTTATGGGTTAGGCCCAAGTGCTACTAAAGATATCGAGCGGGCTAATGAGATATTACGCATTAAAAATGCTAACAAATTAAGGACAGAAGAAAACGCTAAGATCAAGGCCAAAAATGAATTAGACAAATTAAAAGAGAAATACGATGTTGAGCGCATAGGCTTGATGAAGGCTCTCAATGAAGCCACCGATGAAGAAACACGCACTCGTATTGCAGAGAAGTTAGCCATACTAGATGGCAACGCAGCGAAGGCTAAGCAATATCTGGCAGACCTAGAATTAAACAGCAGTTTAGGCATATTAACCCAAGCGACAAATAATGCTGCTGCAGCCCTAAATAGCCTATCAAAAAGCCCAGCACTTATTGGCCCAACAGGTGAATTGACAGCTAGAGGATTAAAACAAATTGCACCGATGGAAGGTGAATTACCACCTGGTCAAATCTATGGTTTGCCATCACAAGCCGCAGCTGCAGGAGCCGCATCCGCACCAGTAGTAATTAACGTGCCTGTCAATGCTGGCACTATCATTGCAGAGCAAGAGTTACAAGGGTTGATTACCGATACTGTTAGAGTGGCATTAAAGTCAGGTAATAAATTATTGCCAGCAGGCGGTATTGCCTAATGGCTGTCCCAACAATAAATGCGATAATTAATTTTTCAACTGGGCCGTCATTTGCTCAGGCGATGATATTAGGTACTGGCATATTAGATACAAATATATTGGCAGATTCAGCTGCAGTTATCGTTGATGTATCAGATCAAATAAATTTAATACAAACAAGCAGGGGCCGTAATCCTTTAGTCGATCAATTCCAAACAGGGCAATTAACCTTGCGCATAATTGACCAAAATGGCGATTTTAACCCAACCAATCCAGCTAGCCCTTATTACACATATTTAACACCTATGAAAAAGGTACAAATATCTGCCACCTATAATGGCACTACATATTCTTTATTTAGCGGATTTATTACAAGCTACGTAAATACGCAACCTAAAGATGCCACAGAGGTTGCCTATACAACCATACAGGCTGTAGATGCGTTTAGGCTAGCTCAAAATGCTCAGATTTCTACAGTAACAGGTGCTAGTGCTGGAGATTTGTCAGGTACTCGTATTAATCAGATATTAGATGAAATTGACTGGCCAGCGACTATGCGTGATGTCGATGCGGGGTTAACTACTTTACAGGCAGACCCAGGCACAGCTCGCACTTCTCTAAATGCTATGCAAACTGTCACAGATAGCGAATATGGCGCATTATATGTTAATACCGATGGCGAATTTGTATTTCAAGATAGATCAGTAACTGCTGGATCAATAGGCGGCACAGTAACCACATTCAATGACGATGGCACAGGTATTGCTTATGCCAATGCAATGTGGAAATTAGATGACACTTTGATATTTAACTCAGCGCAGATTAGCCGTTCAGGCGGCACGCCACAAACCGCCATAAATCAAGCATCTATCGATAAATACTTTATACATTCATACAATCTGCAAGATCTTTTAATGCAAACCGATGCAGTAGCCCTGGATTATGCTCAGGCGTATGTGGCTAGCCGTGCCGAGACCCAAGTCAGATGCGATGGCATAGAATTAGACTTATATTCACCTGATTACAATTCTGGCATTATTGCAGCTTTAGAGTTGGACTTCTTTGATCCAATTAGGGTGGTTACTACTCAGCCAGGTGGCTCAACGCTAGACCGCACTTTGCAAATCTTTGGAGTAGCCAACACGATCACACCAAACAGCTTTAGGGTCTTCTTTACTACCTTAGAACCAGTAATAGACGCCCTGATTTTAGATAACAATATCTATGGCACTTTAGACTATAATGTGCTCAGTTACTAAGGAGAAATAATGGCAAAGCAAACCTTTACCACTGGGCAGGTATTAACAGCTGCACAGATGACAAGTTTACAACAAACTGCTATGGGTGGTGGCCCTGCTACTGCTAAAACTGCAAATTATGTTTTGGTTGCAGCAGATGCTGGCACAACTGTTGCGATGAATGCAGCTAGTTCAACCACAATAACTGTTAATACAGGTTTATTTGCAGCTGGCGATACAGTATTTATACAAAATTTGGGTGCTGGGTCTTGCACAATTACTGCTGGCACAGCCACAGTTGCTACCGCAGGAAGTTTAATTTTGCCGCAAAACGATGCTGGTATTTTGTATTTTACAAGTACATCAGCAGCTATTTTCTATGATTACATTCAAGCAGGCGCAGTATCTCCATTAACCACAAAAGGTGATTTATACACATTTAGCACAAGCGATGCTCGTTTACCAGTAGGCACAAATGGGTACACACTCGTAGCGGATTCCACCCAGACCACAGGTCTCAAGTGGCAGGCACCTGCTGGTGGAACAACTTTTAACTTAATAAATTCTGGTGGAACCACTTTATCTGGTGCAACTACTACTATTTCATCAATCCCAACAGATGGAACATATAACCATTTAATGATTAGAATTTTTGGTGCTTATGCCGCTAGTGAAGGTGGTTTTTATTTTAGAATAAATGGGGATACTGGCAGTAATTATCAAGTTTCTTATACTCAAACCAATAATACAAGTTTTGATGGATATGGAAATTATAGTGTTGCTTATGGTTTTATGGGTGGTATTCTTCCAAGTTCTAGCAGTTCTGCTAAAACTTATAATGGAACTTTATGGATTTGGAATTATTTAAATACTGACATTAGATATTGCCAAACCAATTTTATTGGTGGATTTACTGGCAGTAATAATATGCTTGGTGGAACTGCCAATACTATTTACAAAGGTGGCTCTGCATTATCCTCAGTAGCATTTTTAGGTGATTCTAATTTAAGTGGCGGCACAGTCTTCGTATATGGAGTAAAATAATGAGCAAACCAATGATAAGAATACATAACACAGAAACAAATGAAGTTATTGATAGAGAGATGAATGATACCGAATTTACTCAATATCAAATTGATGTAGCCGAATCTGAAGCAAGAAAAGCCGAAGCCGAAGCAAAGGCTGCTGAGAAAGCAGCCCTGCTAGAACGGCTTGGAATTACAGAGGATGAGGCAAGGCTACTTCTAGCCTAGGCACAATTCCTCAAGATTATGGCGATCAAACCCAAACTATGTGCAGCTGGAGTTCAGTTAAGAGATCAAATTGATACCTGGTTTCCAGATAGGCGTACTGCCAGTGATGGGTGGGTGGGCGATAGTCGCCATTCCGCCAGAAAATCGGATCATAATCCAGACGCCTTTGGGTGGGTCAGAGCAGTTGATATTGATTCTCGCCTGGGTGCATCCGAAGGGATCAGTGCTTATTTGGCTGACCAAATCCGAATCGAAGCGAAAACCGATAAACGCATATCTTACGTCATCCACAATCACCACATCGCTTCCAAGTTATTAGGTTGGAAATGGCGAAAATACAAAGGCGTAAATCCGCACACAAAACACATTCACATAAGCTTTACAAAATTAGGCGACCTAAACGGCGCAGAGTTCGATATACCACTACTAGGGGGCAAGTTATGAATATGAAAAATCCATACGTACTAACACTAGGCGCATTCTTATCAGCCTGGGCAGCATCCAATTTTGCAGCTGACTATCGCTCAATTCTATGGGCATTACTAGCAGGTGTCTTTGGATATGCAACTCCGAAGAAATGAGCCCGACAGAGTGGGCTGGTTTTGCCGCAGGTATCGCAGCCGTATTGGTCGCTTTCTTTGGGGGTCTCCGTTATCTTATTAAAGGATGGCTTTGGACTTTAACTCCTAATGCTGGCTCATCACTTGCAGATCGTTTAGCAAGAATTGAAACACGCCAAGAAGAGATGATGCGTATTCTCCTGGACAAGAAGTAACCTTTATTTATGGCAACTAAACGCAAAGCAAAGAATAAGCCAGTACGTAAACGCAGGACTACTAAAGAGCCTGTACTTACAAAGTTAGATTTCTGGGCTATTGCAGCTAATGAGGTTTACACAGCTTGCCGTAAATCGGGAATGGATGAAGGCACAGCTCTAGCCTTTGCGATGGATAGATCAAGTTATCCAGATTGGATCGTAGACCCTAAAGATCCTATTAAAAATCCACTTGATGATTTCGATGAGGATGAAGATTAAGCGTTGGTTAGTAATTTCAGATATCCAGGCTCCATTCCAACTGGATCCAGCAATCAAGAATATAAAGAAATTAGCCAAGCGTGAGCGATTTGATTCAGTATTGGTGGTTGGCGATGAGATGGATTTCCAAACCATTAGTCGATGGGCTGAAAAAACACCTTTGGCTTATGAACAAACTATCCACGCTGATCGTGAATTGTGTAAGCAGATTCTTTGGGATCTCAGCGAGTACAGCCGTGAGTGTCATATCATCAGGTCTAATCATTCTGATCGCTTATTTAATACTCTTCTAAAAACGCCTGGCTTATTAAGTTTGCCTGAACTGCAATACCCAAAGTTTATGGGCTTTGCTGAGATGGGTATGACCTACCATAAGACAGCATACGAGTTTCATCCTGGCTGGGTTTTAGCTCACGGAGATGAAGGCAATATGAGTCAGCACGCTGGAATCACAGCTCTAAACTTGGCTAAAAAATGGGGTAAATCGGTAGTTTGTGGCCACACCCATAGGCTGGGTATGAGTGCCTATTCAGAAGCCATAGGAAGCCATTACAGGCCATTATATGGGGTTGAGGTAGGAAACCTAATGAATAGACAAAAAGCTTCTTATTTGCGCTATTCTGCAGCGAATTGGCAGGGTGGCTTTGCTATACTAGAAGCCGTAGGAAAGACCCTGACACCAACCCTGGTGCCAGTTAATAAGGATGGCTCATTTACAGCTTTGGG